TTGATGATCCTAAAATTGCATCAATTGAGTTGTGCTTTTTAACATAGGTCTCTAAGTGAGAACCAGAAATAAGTTTAAAGTTTGCAGCTTTTATATATTTAAATACTGGAAGAAGCTGGGTATATGGAATTGATTTATAACGCTCAATGCACATTTCTTCGGCAGAAAAATGCTTGTTATCATAAACTATATCCTCAAATATAAGATTTTTATCTACAAGTCCGTATCCATATTTATTAAGGATATTTTCACGATATCCAACAGCAATAGCCAAAGGCTTAGAGGATAAATCAATTTTATCAAGTTCATCTAATCCAACAATTATTGATTCGGCATTAGATGATGCTATATTCTCATCTACGATTTTTCGCACAATTCTTTTTGTATCACGAATTCTTATAGGTGATATGCCTGGTATAATTTTGTTGAGAGTTTCATAAACTTTTAAAAAGTTATCAGTTTGGATTTCTGTAACTGGAATCTTCTTCCCGCTTGATGTATATATTGTATTTTTGGTTTCAACAAGCTTGCGTTCGCCTTTTTTAAAAGAGATAAAAACAAAGTGTTCATCTATGTTTATTAGCTGTTCCTCAGTTAAGCAGGATAAAAAATCAGTTACGATACTTCTTACATTCTCATCTGTAAATGAATATCCCAAGAAAATGATAGGAGATTCAGAAAAGAGGGTAAGCATTTTTGCAATTACAAGTTTTCGTGAATCTGCAAAGTCGTTATAATCATTTTCTGTGATAACAATTGAATTAGCATCTGTAACACAACCATGTATTTTATATATTTCTGCGGAATTATAACTATCAGCAGAAAACAATTCATATTGATGTGTAAAAACAGTGAAGTCAGAATTGAATATTTCTTTTTCTATAAACTGATCGTAATTAGTTGTAATTACGGCTGAAATTTTGTTTCGTAAATTTTTAAAACTCTCTTTTTCTTTGGTTAAATAAGCTGCATCTTTGAGAGGAAGTTTTTTAAAAAGGTTAGACAAATACATTTTATAAGGCGACACACCTCTTTTTACCCACGCAGGATTTTTTGACTTAACAAAATTTAAGGACAATTTTCTATCGAAAAAGGCTTCGTTAAAACCATTTTCTATTAGAGTTCCCATCTTAGCCATTATTTCAAAATCGGTAAAATTATCTCTTTTAAAACGGTCAATATGTTTTTGATATTGATAGGAATCGTTATTATACATATTAAATGATTTGCGTAGTAAAGCATCCCAATCAGGATATCCCTGCAGATATCGTCTAGAAATGCCAGAACCTATAAATAGAACCGGCATTTTGTTACTGCTAACAATTTTTTCTAGTGTGTTCATTGCGTAACCTCCTCATTTTATAATTGATTATTTACTTTTTTGTATCATCACAAGCTAAAAGTCCCTTTACAAAAGCTAATACATAACCAATCTTGTAATCAGGTACTTTTTCAATTAATTGTAATAACTGTTCTTTTTCACTCATATTAATACCTCCATATACTATTGTCTCATTTTTAGACTTTCTCTATACTGTTTTGCATCTGGGATATCACATTCTTAATCCCCAGTTACTAGCAGACAATCTATTATATTGATATTGTGTTAATCTTATCGGAAGAGAGTTATATGCTTGGATTATTTGCTGATAATTAAAGCATGGACACAAACAATAAACAGAAGCATATGAGTCAATCCTCTTTTTTAGTTCCATTTGATTCAAAATATAATTATTTCCTACTCTTCGGTAGAATGACCACCAAGGATTATTAGCTGCACTTACTTGCAATCTGTGACAACCAAAAGGATTTTCGGTCATATAACTAGCGCCATAACAAAAATGTGGGTCACCACTACGGCATTTATCACCATAACAATAATTCAACTTACCTATTATCTTTCTGTCAATGACTTTCCCGTTTATTATAGTAAAACTGGATTTCCATGTGCTAACCAATTCATATAAGCTTATAAAAGCGAGATATTCTTGTGGAGCACTCGAGTATATAGCCTGATGAAGAATGATTCCATTATCCGTTTGAGTATGATATTGCGGAGCCTGCTTGGCAAGAGTGACAGCTTTCATGTAATTTTCCGAAGAGGATTTTCCAAAGCAGATTGATATATACCAATCTGGGAAAACTATGTGAGCATCTTTTGTTTGCGGTGCATC